TGGTTCGTAGGTTTCGTTACCGGCGGTTTTCACACCCTTGGTCGCCAGGGTGCCGCCGCCGTAGTAATCCTTGAGTTCGTCCCATTCGAAGGTTTTAGCGTGGGCCTTGTCGTCGCCGCTGCGGTCTGATTCCAGTAGCACGATGGGCATGCCGGAGACCTGGCCCATCAAGCGGCTGCGGCCGGCCTTGGTGGATTTGGACGGGTCGAACCCTTCGTATCCGTCGCGCCCCGCGAGTTTCCATAGCAGCGTGAGCAACGTGGTCTTGCCAGCACCGGCCTCGCCAGTGGCCTCAAGGAAAGGAAAAGACTGGTACCGGCCGCGGATCTGTTCGGCGAACAGCGAGCCAAACCAGAAGGTCAACGCCACGATGCCCTGGGCACCAAAGCACTGCCACAAAAGCCCAAGCCACTGGTCATCGTATTTTTTGCCATCCTTCTCCAGATCGATCTTCACACCTTTTTGTAGAGTCTTGAGCTTCAACTTGCCCATCTCAAAAAACTCTTCCTCGTTGATGTGAATTACCTGGCCTTCGCGAATGGCGACGTCGTTGAACACGTAGCAGTGGTATTCCTTGCTGTAGCCCACATAGTCGATGGTCTGCACGGTCTTGATGCCGAAAAGCTGGTCTTTCATGAGTTTGTCCAGTTGCTGTCCACTGCCGGTGAACACGGCTCCGGCACCCATGCCGAGAAGTCTTTTCTTGAACTCGCTGGCAGCGGCGACCTGACCGCCCGTGAAGGTGTTTTTCACGGAACCGCCGTCGTGCGGGAAGTCGACGCGGAAGAAGTACCAGGACTCGTCGGTGATCTCGTTGCGCTGGAAATAGAGCGCTTTGGGGTAGCAGTTGGCGATCTCGACGACGCAACCGGCGACGTTCAGCGCCTTCTCCCGAAGCTGCTTTTCATTGAGTGTCTGGGCTTCGTGGCCATCGCTCTTTTCGAGGGCTTGCTTGGCGCTGTTGTATTTCGCCAAGTCCAACTTCCACCAGTACAGGCGGGAGTCGAAACAGAAGTGGAATTCCTCCCGCTCACGCCACTGGTACATCAGCAATGCCTTGTCGCTGGCACTTTCTGCGATCAGCAGGGCGCCCTGGTGGCGGGCTTCTTTCAAGTCCTTTTCGATGCGATCAGCGCGAGCTTTCTCATCGTCGATAAATGCCCAGCGTTGATGCAGATCGTTCCAGTCAACCTTGCGGGCGTCAGGCTGTGAAACCTGCGCTGCCTCGCAGGTGAAACCGAGTTCGCGGGCACGGTTGACCCACATGCGGGTGTACTTGTGAGCGCCTGGCTCGTTGTCCAGGGCCCAAACCAGCTTGGGGGTTTTACCGCCTCGATCGGTGATCAGGGCCTTGAGTGATTCCTCTGGAAAGGCGTTCGAGGACAGCGCCGCAACCGCAGAGATACCGTTTTGAATGAGCGCTATGGCGTCGAAGATGCCTTCAACAATCCACAGCTCATTTACTTCGAGCAGATCCACGCAAGGCGGGCACCACCAATGGCCCCTGTAGCTCTTAAGGGGTTGGAAGCGGGCCTTCTTTTTACCGAATCGCGACGGTTGGTCAATCAAGCGCTCCCAGTACCCACCGTGCTCGAGGGGAAAGCGCACAGTCGCAGAGCCAATATTCAGGTCACGATCAAAGTAGCTTTCCTGGGTGTACCAGCCTTCTAACAGCTCAACGCGGAAACCTCGGGCAAATGTCAGGTACGCCTTTGCGCTGGCGGCAGGCTCATCGCAGGTAGCCGGTGCGCGCTTGCTCCAGTCGTCGAACAGGTCCGGGTAAATCTCTTTGGTGGGAGCCATGTAGCGGCAATTTTTCTCGCGGCCACAGCGGATGAACCAGGGTTCATCGTGCCGCGAAAACAAACGTTTCTGATTGCACTGCGGGCAGGTGCCCTTACGCATGTAATGCGTGCCTTTCATGTGCTGGAGGCCGTAATCGGACTCCAGGCGCTGAAGCACGTCAGCGCGGATCTTGTCTTCCATGGGCTTGCGAATCACTGCACATGCTCCGCAGCCGTAACGAGCTGTTTTTTCAGCTCGCTGCGCGTCTTGCAGATGCCTGCCAGGTAGGGCAAGTCCTCAAGCACCTTCGGCGCACGCTGACCACTTGGCACATTCCGGTAGCGATCGGAGTACCAAATATCAGCCATGGTGACTTCGTACTGGCTGGTCAACCACAACAGGTAGTGCTGCGCCTGTAGTTCGTCCAGCTCCAGTTTTATGGTGATTTTGCTCATTTCGGCCACCAGTAGGTTGCAAATTTCCCCTACCCACGCGGTGCGGGCATCAAACAGGGAGGGTTTTGGATTAGTGCGGGAGGTTGCGCGTCAGCAGCAGGCGTGTAGGAAGCAGGCGTGCTGAAATTGGGTGTCGCTGTTGGGTGCAGTTGTCGAGCAGCCATATCACAGGGCGGAACGGGCCGCTGGTGGGGTAGATGCCCAGCCAGGCAATACGCTTGCACGTCATGCTTTCGAACTCAGCCACCGCCAGCTCAGCAATGCGTTGCACCAGGTGCGTGGGCACCTCAAGCGACAGGGTTAAGTACCTGGTGCAGTTCTCTAAGAGCTGGCTGTCGCCAGCAAGATGCTCGCAACGGTGGCGGTACAGATAGGCCACGGCCGCTTGTTGCATCGCGGCACGGTAATCGCTTGCGGGGTTGGTAGTAAGGGCGATGGTGTTCATACAGGTGCGGCCTCCGGTTCCAGTTGATCAAGCAGATCAGGTTGCTCATTGGCGGTTTTCATTGCCTGGCGACGAATGACCACATCTGCAACTGGCAGCTTTACAGCGGGGTTAGGCATGCCGCTGGGGCTTAGTTCGTGGGTCATTTGAAATTCAGCACGCACCGCCCAGCCGCAGGCTTCGTTGGTGCATTGCATGTAGGTGATGCGCAAAAAAATATGCTGGCCTTCGCTGGTGCGGATGCGCATGCGTCCATGGCAGTGAGGGCAGACGAGCTTGTAGGTGCTCAATGTTTTGGCCCCCGGCTGTGCAGCAGGATCGTTGCCAAGACTTCGGAATGGCGAGCCGCCATGTAATGACTGTGAGCACGCAAAATCGCCTCAGCTTCGTCCCGCTCGATGACACCGTCGTCCAGTGCCTTCGCAATGATCTGGTCGACCACACCGCGCTTGGCTGCTGCACGCACTGAACGGTTGTAGAGGTCCACGTTGTCCAGTGTTTCAGGCTTGGCGAGGGGTACGAACATGCCGCCGTACATCGCTGCGATGTATTCCGGCAGGTAGGTGGTGCCCATGTCCTGCTCCAACAGATGAATCTGTTCATCGCTCAGGGGCCGACTGCCGGCGTTTTCGTAGATGTGGTTGTCGAACTTCTTGAGTTCGTATCCAAGGCGCGCGGCAGCGCATTCCCGGCCCCCCTCGTAGTCGTTGATCACTGCGCTCATTACTTGGCGCTTGGTCGCTAGAACTGGGCGTTTCATCTTCTGGTTTCTCCCTGGAGTCATCGCCCCTACAGTCGTTTCATACAGCCGGTGCTGAATTCTGCTCGGCGTTTTCCGCGAGGATTCCCGGCAGTATTTCTTTGCCGATCACCCGAGACAGGTCTCGTAGGATTTGGAACGTCAACCTGCCACGGGGCAGCTTGTTGTTTCCCGCCCAACGCTGAACCACTTGCGTCACCGTGCGCACCTCATAGCCATGGCTTAGGGCGAACTGACGGAAGTTGCTGCCGTGCTCGATCAGTCGTGCTTGGATCTGGCGCTTTTCCATGGCTTGGCTCATGGTTCGAGTGTTCCTAGTTGGTTAAGATGTACCTGTTTGTTCGCAGTATACGCACCAAAACGGGTGCGTCAATTGGATTATATGAAAAAATGAGTATAGCCGCTCGCCTGCGCAGTGTTATCGACGACAGAGGCATGTCTATTAAGGAGGCCTCAGCGGTAGTGGGGATCCCCTACAGGACGCTCCAAAACTACCTTCTGGGTGAGCGGGAGCCTAACGCGAAGGCCATGGCTGCTATTCGCACTCATTTGGGTATAAGTCTGGATTGGTTGCTGACAGGCGAAGGCCCTATGTGTCTGGGTGTTTCGGCTGAATCATCGGATGCGCGGACTGTGAATCAGCAGGAGGAAGCCATCCTTGAGCTGTTCCGCTCGCTTGGAGAGGCAGGTAAGCGGGAGATACAGAGCGCTGCTGAGGAAAAGAAACGCTTAATGGATGTCGAGCAGCGCCTCAAGGATTTGACTGAAGCCCTTGCCGATACCAAACGGCCAGCATAATCTGTACCCATTGAGAACGGGTCAGTCAGACAGGGAAGCCCACTGACCCACCCGCCTAAGCCCGATATAGGCAAGGCGGTCCGCCCTGCGGCTTACCCCAAATAGACATAGGGAAGTGATCAGTGTTTATAGTATTTCAATCTGACGGCTTCTTATTTAATAGCTTTTTGTTGCCGACTTATAGGGTGACAAATCGTAGGCCGCTGTGGCGGTGAAAGGAAAATAAGCTACTTAGCATTCAGGTTCTTCAGCTGATATTTGGCTGAGTGATGTCGTACTTAAAATTATAACTATTTACATTGCTAATTTAACTTTGGGGTGCGGGGATGATGGTCAAGGCAAAGGTTGTTCAAGAGAAATTTTCTGTGTCATACGACGCTGATGATGGTGATTTTAAGAACCATGAGATAGATGCGCTTGATCTTGCTAAGTCTATCCTGGGGGTACACAATGCCATTGCAGAGGCCAGCGCACTTATGAATAAGGGAGCTGAGGTTGATCTTAAAGTGTCCTCGCCTGTTCGTGAGGGTTCGGTAATTGTCGACTTTCTGCTTTTTGCTACGACGCCTGCTGCCCTTGATATTCTTCGATATATTGGTTTTTCCGCCGCTGGAGGGGCAGTCGTCGGAGGGTCCCTCATCGAAGTTGTTAAAAAGCTTAAAAGCCGTAAGGTAGCAAAAGTAACAATTGAAGCTAACTCTGATGTCGCGAGTATTGAGGTTGATGGTGAAATTATAAAGTGCAACAAGTACGTTGCCCAGCTTGCAGTCGATAAAAAAGTTAGAGACTCGTTGCATAATGTTATTCAAGCTCCGATTGCTGGTAAGAAAAATGCCACGTTTAAAGTCTTGGACGAAGATGAGGATGTTGTGCTGTCTGTGAAAGAAAGTGCAGCTCATAATTTTTCGCCTCTTCCAGTAGGTTCTCTGGAGTCGGAAGAAATCTCTAAAGAGAAGACTACGGCCTATTTTGTTCAAGTTAACTTTGAGTCTGGACGCGGTTGGCGAGTGAGGCTTGCAGATGGAACAGAGCACGCAGTCGAGCTTGCAGATGAAAAATTCATGAACAAGGTTGCCCAGAACCAACAAACTTTCTCGAAAGAAGATCTATTTGAAGTATTGATTGAAACAAAGGCAGTATATAGGCAGACTAGATCTACCTATTCTTATACGGTTGTTGAAGTTACAAAGCATTTTGCAGATAAGGGTCGCCGGCTAGTTTGAGGAACGCTCATGAGTGTTAATCCTAACCTTGTAGAGGCGCTATTTTATTTATCCTTGATAATATTGGCGCCTATTTTTTTCATGCTTTCTCGTATTCTTAGTCGATATTTGCTTAATAGATTTGTTTCGACTGGGAAAGTGGTTGTGGTCTATAAGCGTAATGGTGTGGTTGTGAGCAAAAAAACCATTAATTCCACAGCCTATGTTGTTGATCAGCTCAAAGCTGCAAATGGAGGTGCATAATGGAGGACTCTCCAAGAAGTGTTCCTCAAGGGCTCCAGGCTTCTATTACCGCGGGGCTTGGAACTTTTGCCACGGCAAGCTGCATGAAGTGGTTGCCTGCGGAGCACGCACAATACTGGGTTAGCGCTACTACTCTGCTTGTCCCCGTTATTGGCTATTTCATTGCAAAATTTTTTACCCGAATTGACGAGCCTGAAGGCCTTACTCAATATAAAGCTAGGCTAAAGCGGGATATGTGTAGTCAAAAGAAAATTTTGAAAGATAAAAATATTTCGGCGGAAGTTAAAGAGAGTATTAAGGAAAAATACACTCTGACAGTTCTCAGATTAGCGTCCGCTAATCAAGACTATACAGCGCAAGGTGTTGTTGCTGAGTAGTTTTCCTGTGGGCCCATGTCTCCATCTCGTTACTTTAGTTACGGTTGTATTTGGGCCCATTCTCGATCCACCGCGCGCTTAGCCGTCTTTTCACTGGCATACAGCCACCGCAACCGCCTCGGCTTCGTCTGATCCCCCGCTGTAACCGTTTTTTCTTTCCCGGTTTTCTGATCGCGGTAGTAGGCGATGATCCCCGTGTAATCCCCCTTGTTCTCTTCTGCCAAGTCTTCAACATTGTCCTCGGGCAGCTTGCTTTCCAGCTCCAGGCTGACGGTGTAGCCGCCATCCGGGCTCAGGCTGTGTTGCACATTGCCGCCATACCAGATGATCTCGTCGATTTCAGCCTTAACGCCCTGGATCGTGTAGGTCAGTTCTGGGATCAGATCCGGCCGGCCCATCGCAAGGGTGTAGCTGAGCGTGGTACTGCCGCGTTGCAGGCGTCGAAACTCGGCTCTTGCAGCCCTGAGCGCTGACTGCTGATCGCTGTAGGTGTGGCGCAGGTCCTTGAGGTTCTCACCACCGCCGGCAATCGCTTCCTGTTTCTTAGCGCTGTGCACGTCGTAGAAATACGCGCGCACGCCGTCGTAGCTGTCCCGGTCAGCCTGCAGGTAACGGTGCTGGTCGCCTTCTGCGCGGGTGAGCGTGATGTGGGGTAGGGGAAGCCCGCTGGCTGTCTTTCCACCGCCTGCGGGGATGCATAGCAGGCACCCCGCCTTCACGCTGGCTACCGCGTCAAATTCTTCGCCCAAGCGGGTGATCAGGTTGGCATCCGATTCGTTGGCCTGGTCAAGCTGCAGGATCGGCAGGGCACCGAGCGCGCCTGCGACGGTTGAGGTCAGGTTGTTTCCCATGGCGATATCGCCGATGACCTTGCCCAGGGTGGTATTGCTCCAGCTACGTTCGCGCTTGGTCTTCAGCCCTTTGCGCAGGTCTGCCGATCGAGCGCGGATGCTGAGCACATCCGGCGCGCCGCTGTGTTCCGTCTCGTCTACGGTGTACGTGCCCTTGTCCACAAGGCCCGTATCGCTCCACCCCAACCACAAGCGAAGTACTGCGCCCTTGGGCGGTATCGAAAGCAGGCCATCATGGTCGCTCAATGTAATCGTGAGCTGGTCGGCCTCGACGCCACGGTTATCGGTTAGATCCAGGCTCATCAGCCGCGGGCTCACCTTCATGGCGATATCGTTGCCATCGACCGTGAGACGGAAGGCCGGAACGGGGTAGGCAGCGTCCCGAACGAAGCGTTCCGCCGTGTCCATGACGTAACCGGTGACTTTGGACAGCGCGGCTTCTATCACAGCAACCCCCGCAGAATGTTGAGTCCGGTGCCGGTAGCGGCGCCGAGCAGATCGATACGGTCATCATCGGTACGCTTCAGCGTAAGGGTGAACTCGATACGCCGAGGCGTGCCGTCTCTGAAAAAAACGGTTTTGGTCTCACTCAGGCTTTCGATCACCCACAAACCATATATCCGGCCGGTACCCTCGACCATCGGCCAGGCCTTGCCGGTGTTCGCCATCAGACGCAATGCGTCCAGGCTTAAGACGCTGCCGGCCAGCTCCGGCAGAATGATGCCGGGCAGGGTGATGGTGTCTTCGCCACGGCCTACAAACTGCATCGCTGGGGACGTGCCGACACGGCTGTTGCTGGCATGGCGCCAATTGGTCTGGCGCTGCAGCTCCTGGTAGGCGAGGGTCGATAGGCTGAACACGAACATGCCGAGGCTGAGCATCATGGCGATTAATCCCGATCCGATAACTTGCTGCGCTGACGGGCGCGTTTATCGTTTTCAATCTTGTTGAGCATGGCGCGCAGGCTTTTCTCCATGGCTTGCATGTCCATGCCAGGCGCTGCTGCGATGGTGATTTGGTAGGTGTCGTGGCTGTCGTAAACCGCCGTTGCGCCCGCGCTGCTGATCGGAGGACGATCATCGACCGCCAATGCCGGCATGGCCGTTGCGGTTAAAGCCAAAGTGCCGGCGGCTGTAAGTTGCTTGCCCATGCTCGACAACGCATTGAGCGGTCCCTTTTGTCCAACCTCCAAGCCATTTGTTAGCCCCTCCATGGTGAAGCCGCCCAGCTCAGCAAACACCCGCGAAGGGCTGTGGATGCCGAGCTTTTCCTTGAACCATCCGATGCTGGAATCGCCGATGGAGCTGATAGTGCTTTTGACGGCGCCGAGGCCAGCTTTCAGTCCGTTGACCAGACCATTGACGATCATCCCGCCGAATTCGGTGAATTTCCCCGGCAGCTCCACGCCGAAGTAACTCATCACCCCGGCGAACGCCTGGTAGAACAAGCCAAGCGGGCTGAAGTTGGTGATCATTTGCAGGATGCCGGCAAGGCCCTGGTCAAAGCTGGTTTTGATAGTGGTCCACACATTGACCGCGCCGGTTGCGATGGAGCCAATGCTTTGCAGCAGCGTCATGATCATGTTTCCGATGGCTGCGCCGAAGCGCTGACCCATCGACTGGGCGGCGCCGCCGACGTCTTCGACCGGTTTCAACAGGTCGGTGAACCAACCGATAACCCCGCTGATGCCGGAAGAGATCATGTTGAACAAGGGGCGGACGATGCTGCCGAGCAGGCGCAACGCAAAACCGATAATCGGAATCGAGTAGGCCGCTTTCGCCAGGTTGATCAGCAGCCCCCCGAACTTGCCGAACCCGGCGAGCACCGGCTGCAGGGCTTCGGTGAGTCCCTGCCAGAAACCGAGGAAGAAACTCTTGATCGGTTTCCAGTATTTGTAAATCAGCAACGCACCCGCGACCAGGCCTGCGACAGCGGCGATCAACCATCCGACCGGGGTTGCCAGAATGGCTGCGCCGACCGCACTGATTGCGCTGCCGAGCATGGGAAGCACACTGACTGTCGCAAGCCGCGCGGAACTGATCAGGGTGGGGATAACGCTCACCATGCTGCCAGCGGCGCGACTGGCCGTGACCGTCTTCCAGATCCGTCCCATTCGGCCGACCTCTACCCCGGCGCCTGCGGCCGCAAGGCGGGTACCGATCAACTGAGCTTTGATGCTTCCCAGGCGAATGCCGAACACCGCCATCCCATAACGCAGCACGGCGAAGGGACCAAGCATGCTTGCCATGGTCAAGGCGAGGGTACCGAACACCACTGCTGTGATTGCGACAGCCGCCACTACCTTGACCAGGCCTGCGGCCAACTTCGGGTTCTCTCTTGCCCAGGTTCCTACTCCGTTGGCAAGTTCGCCCAGGGTGCCGATGAGGCTCTTCAGTTCGGGAGCGACTGCAGCGCCGAACTCGGCCGTGGCGTTGGTGAAACTACCCTCGGCTGCTTCCATGACGTTGGTGAGGGTGCCGAGCTGTTCGTTAACGCGGGTACGCAGATCGGCCTGGGTTTTCAGCTTCTGCTGCACCTCTCGATAGCCGGCCAGCCCCTTGTTCATCATGACGTCCAGGGTGGACATCGTCTCTGCATCATCTCCGAACAACGTCCGTTTAACTTCCGTACGATCAATATCGTTCAACGCCTTTAGCTTCTCAATTTGCGCATACAGATTTTCCAGACCGGAAAAGTTGCCGTTGTCATCAGTGAATTTGAACGACATCCCTTTTTTCGCGAGCACTCCATTCGCTTTGTCCACCTTGTCCTGATTCAAACCCGCCTGGAAAATTTTGCGAAAAGCGTTACCTGCTGAACTACCGTCCATGCTGGCCTGGTCCATCATGATTAGAAGCGGGGCGAGTTCTTTGGCCGCGTCGATGCCCGACTTCTTAATTACATCCATGACAGGTGAAATTTTGCTGAAGCCCTGCATCATGTTGCTTGGATCCATACCGGCATAGAATCCACGCTGAATTGTGTCCATCAGTCCCATCATGTCTTTTTCAGTGGTGCGCGTGGCGTCCTGCATCTTGGCGGCGAACTCAGCCGCCTCAGTGGCTTCCATCTTCATTTGCACACCGAGATACGCGGCTGCTTCGCCGGTGCCGCCCAGGATGCTCTTTGCGCTCAGGCCCTGGCGCCGAAGCATCGTCATCATGTTCTGGAAGTCTGCCGTCGTGCCTGGCAGGCGGTCGCCCAACTTGGTCGCCAGGTCTGTGATCTTCTGGAAGTCCTCCGAGACCTTGCCGGTGTCGTCCATCATCGACACCTTGAGCTGTGTAGCCGAATCTTCGTTCGGGGCGAAGGCTTTGATTGCCGAAACCACAGGGCGGCTGGTGGCGTATCCCACCCCGAGCCCTGCGGCACCAGACACAGCCATGCTGCCCGCCAAGCTCTGGGTTTTATCGTAGCTGGCGCGCGCCTTAGCCAAGCTTTCCTGTTTACGCCTCAGGGCGTCCAGGTGGTCCATCTGCAATTTGATGGCCTGGGTGGCACTGTCCATGTCGCGCTTGAGTTTCAGCTCTGAGGCGCCCAAGGCGTTGGTGTTGATGCCGGCGGTCTTGAGCTGTGCGCCGAGGTTGGCGAGTTTCCCTTGCTGCTGGCCGTACTGCTCGCCCAGGCGCTTCGACTCGCTGGTGTGCTGTTTCAGCAGCGCGAGCTGATCCTTGAACGGCGTTTCCAGACGGCGGATCTCGTCGCGCAGACTGGAATGGCCCGCACGACTGGTGCGCAGTTGCGCGTTGTTCAAGGTAAAGCGGTCAGCCAGGGTCTTTTCCTTGGCTGCGAGCTGGTCTAGCTGGGTCTTACGTTCTCGCTGGGCGGCTGTGAGGCGGGTGTATTCGTCATGCTGCGCGCGGGTCAGCGTATTGCCCTTCTGCACCACGGCATTGAGCGCGGCGATCTGGCGGGCGGACTGACGGTGCTCATCACCCATCAAGCCCAGGGCATTGCGTGTCCCGGTGAGTTCGCGCTTGAGGTCGACCTGACTGGTTTTGAGCGCGTCGACCTTCTGGCGGGACTTCTCGAACAGTGCCTGGGTTGGTGCGAGTTGCTGCCGTACCTTGGCCGTCTCGCGGGCGAGCTGGCCTACCTTGGCGTTATTGGCGGCGAGCGCCTCGGATGTCGCGCGTGAAGCGGCCTGCAGTTCACGCCAGGCGCTGACGTCGCGTTGCTGGGTGTTGAGTTCTTTTAGGCGGTCACGAGCGGCTTTGAGGGCACGTGCGGTTTCCTTACTACCGCCGGTGATCTTGTTCAGCGGACCTGTGGCCTTGTCGATGGCGCTGAGCAGCACCTGAAGTCTCAGATCATTCGCCATCGTTGGAACTCCGCACCCTGGCGCGCTCGCGCCAGTCCATCAGGTCTTGCAGGCCCAACTGATCCATATCAGCCGGTGCCCAGTGAAAAACCACGGCCAGATCGGCCATGGCGTCCTCTACGCGACGAGGGATGCATCCGTCTTCGCCGACTTCTGCAACAAAAAACCAGAGATTTTGCTGCTCAAGGCCAGCAGGTCGGCCGGGTCCATGCCGGCAACTTCGACGGCGGTAATGCTTGGCGAGCTGATGCGCGGCAGAACCTTGATCAGACTGCCAACGTCCATCTGCAGCAGCTCCACCAGGCTCACGCCGCGCAACTCGCCCGAGTTCGGTTTGCGCAGGGTGATGCTATCGATGCTGGTGGTGCCGCGACGGATTGGCGTGTCGAGGATGACGGTGTTGTCGTCGGCCAGCTGCTGCACGTCGGGCTGTTCGATGGTTTCGTTCTTCATTGGATTTGCTCCTGGTGATTAAAGGGTGAGTCTCGATCGAGCGGGCGCTTCAAATGCCCATGCCGGTGCGGTGCTTCTCCAGCATGTCCACGCCGTTGACCTTCTCGACAAAGTTGAGCAGGTCGATTTCGATGATTTCTTCGCCATCCACGGTCAGCTTGTAGTAGCTGCAGGTGGTGGTCATGGAGTGCTCAGTGTCTTCACCGGGCTGGGCGTCGCCCATTTCGATGGTTTCGTGGCGACCGCGCACAACCACTTCCACGTTGCTGACTTCGCCAGTGTCGTCCTGCTGGTAAGGGCCAGAGAATCGCAGGGCCACGCTGGAGGCGTTGACGGCGCCGAACTGGCGCAACGAGATCAGGTCGAGGCCACCGGTTTTCCATTCGAACTGGATGCCGTCGTCGGACATGCCCAGGTCAGCTTTGACCGGGCCATTCATGCCGCCGCCGCGATAGGCTTCCATCTTGCGACCGAGGGAGGGCAGGGTGAGGGACTTCACCAAGCCGAGGTAGCTGTTGCCGTCATTGAACAGGTTGAGGTTTTTGAGCTTGCGAGGCATTGCCATGGCGGTGTTCTCCGGGAAACGGGATCAGGGTGACTCCCCTTGCGGGGAGGCCCGGTTTAGCTGTTGATGCCCTTGGCGAAGTCGATCAGGTAACGGTCGGTGATTCGCTGGCGGAAGGTGAGGTCTTCCAGGGGCGGCACGGGGGTGTAGTCGTAATCCACCCAGAGCTTGCCGGCCTTGAGGGTGTCCTTGGTGTTGATGTCGTCCGGGTACCAGCAGCTGCCGCCGATCAGGTAGCCCTGTGATTTCATCTCGCGCATCTTGGCGTTCACGCCTTCGACCAGGTCGCGCACCAGGGAGGCATGCATCGGGCGGTCCACCGCCCACATGTGCGCTTCCGCCATGGTGTCCGCGAGGATCTGCGCAGTGCGGGTGTAGTTTTCGAATGCGAACAGCGGATCGTCGCTGCAGGTCCGGCTACCCCAAAAGCGGAAGCCGTTGGCGTTGATCAGCGTCGTCACTTCGTTGCTGTTGAGGTAGTTGGCATCGGTGGCTGGGTTCTGAAGATCCCAGAACACGTCGGCGCTGATACCCGTCACGCCGCTGACGGCCACGTTGGACAGGGTTTTATGCCAGCCCGTCTCCTGATCGATCTTGGCGCGCAGGCCAAGCGCACGGGCCACAGCCGAGGCGGTGGTGGTCTTGTTGGTGACCGTGTCCCAGTTCTGGAAGTCCGGCCAGATCACCATCATTTCGCGGGCGCCGAAGTTCTCGCGGTACGCCACCACCTCTTCCTTGGTCTTGCAGTTCCAGGCACTGACGTAGGCAAAGGCGCGAAGGTCTTTGGCGATGGCACCGAGGGCGGTGGCCACCGGCAGACTGTCCAGACCAGGCACGCCGAGAATGCGCGGGGTCATGCCTACGCGTGACTTGGCAGCGAGCAGGGCCTTCATGCCGGTGTACTGGCCGTTTGGCGTGGTGCCGCCGATCAGGGCGCTGGTGGTGGCCGCTTCGTCGGCGCCTTCCTTGACCCGCACCACGATGACGTAGGGCTTGGTCTGGTCGGCGATGCCTTGCAGGCTCGCGGCCAGGGTGCCCTTCACGCCGGCTTTGCCGACGGCGGTCTGCACGTTGGTGAGCAGGACGGGCGTGTCCAGAGGGAAAACGAGTGGGTCCGCATCTTCAGCCGTGCAAACCATGCCGATAACTGCGGTGGGAATAGTGCGAATGGGGCGGGTGCCGTCGTTGAGTTCGATGACCCGCACGCCGTGGAGATAATCGGCCATGGGTTGGTGCCTGCGCTGTGATGGAATGACAGTGCAGAGGTTGCCGCGCGCGCGCCGGCTGGGCGAGCGCGTGGGTTTGTAGCGACGGGCTTTACAGGGTGACGGGATCAGTCAGCGGGTTTGCTCTGCGATCCAGGCGGGGGCAACGGGGCGGGCGTCCATGTTCGGAAAGTCGACCGATGCAGGCCAGTCGCGTAATGCCTGGACATAGTCCAACAGTTCGCCGGATTGCTCCGTAGACAGTGTGGTGGGGCGTGCAGAGTCCACTTCGTCTCGGTGGCGGTCGCGCAACCATTTGACGCTTTCAATCTCAGCGTCACGCCAGGCTCTTTCGGGAATAGCCGGATCGAGAAGAAAGGCCGGTTCAGGCGTTCCTCCAGCTTTTAACCATTTTTCGTATTCAGTCCAGAACCGATGTCCGCGCGGAACAGTTGCTCCGTCAGACAATTGAATAACGGTATCTGGGTGTTCAGTCAGCCGATAGTTCATGAGAACTCCTATAGTTCTGCATCTGCTGTTGCGTGTATGTAATACGTTTGGGGAGTGATGCCTACGTCGCTATTATCAACAGAAGCTTGACGCGTACCGACAATCAACGCACGTGCGTTCGCACTTGAGAGACTGTTACTCCCTGAACGCCACTGACCGTCAGGGCCGTCCCCCATTGGGCGGTAGAGGCGAATGCTTGGCTTAGTCCGCTTTTCAACTCGAAAAACCCAGTGCCCGACAGGCTGACTCCCTGGCCCACCTTGTCCGGCGTACACGATGGAGATTAGTGAGCCGGACACATCAACACCGTCCTTTGGCGCGATATTTTGCGAGAATGTTTTTTCAAAGTATCGCTGACAGAGAATCAATTCTTCGGCAATTTGTCTCCGCTCAAACTCAGTAGCAATATAACCGCTCTCCAATTGCACACGGGCTAAATCTATACTGTAAGTGCCCTTCCCCTGACTACCGTAAACCAACTCCAGATAATCCCCGTCAACGCCCCTTTTTTTGCCCTTGATAGAGGGAACATCCAATGTAACTACGTACTTTTTAAAGTCAGTCGTCACATCAATTTCCACACCAGCTACGTCACCACCTGCCGAGCCACCGACACCAAAGGACTGACGCAACACCACGCCACACTTGTGGGCAATCGAAGAACGCATATAGAAAGAAACTGCAATGGTTTTGCCTGCGCAGGTTTCTACGCCTTCAATTTTTTGGCTAATGTTTAAACCATCACTACTACCGGCTCGCGTAACCCTTAAGCCGTAACGCCCCTCGTCAAATCCGGCACCTGGATCAAAATCAAGGCGCTCCCAAGTCGCGGTCGAATTAGAAGGCAAGTAAACGTTCCAGCGGTCAGGTCCATACAAGGATTGGGCTGGCCCAGCAGCATTGCCAACTTGCCCAAACGTACCGCGCTGCCAGATATCAAAATTGCCATTGATTAACCGATTTTTTCGGTAAACCTGCGCGGGGAAGTCCTGCTTGGGGCTTTCAATCTGAGTCATAACTGACTCGGTGTTAGCTACCCGTTTAGAGCGGTCGTTGACGGCAGGCGTAGGCGCATTCTGCCCGCCTGCCCACTGAAAGGTCAGTGCCGTGGTGCCCACGATGATTGGCCCATCAGTAGTCAGGTGCCAGAGCGTGTCGCCGTTCGCAATGCCACGCTCAACATGAACCAGCAGGCCAGGTGTCACCTCACTGCCGACGTCTGCATCCGTCGTACGGGTCCAGATTTCCGCCGTGGTGAGATAGAGCCCGTTGTCTTTGCCCTGGGCTTGATCTTTCACCAATACGCGGGAGCCCACTGGCACTGCCACGCCATCAATTGTCTGGGCACCGGCCAACACAACGGGCCCTGTAGTGGCGGCCAGCACCGACTGCTTCACATCCTGCTGATTGATGGCGTCAGTGATGGATTCAGTAACGAACTTGCGAGTTGCGAGCACCACCGCCGGATCGATCATCAGCACCACATTTGCCGCGCTGGAGACGATGAAGTTCATGCGCACAACTTGCGTGCGGCCCGAACCTTGGGACATCAGCGGCTTGTAGCTGGGGGCGCAATTCGCCACGGCGACCAGATCGCCGTCACCGTCGTACAGTCCGATCTCACGAATCCACCAGCCACCCTCGTCGGCCGGGATGATCTGCTCGGCGATGAGGATGTTTGCGTTGGCCGGGTCAATCGACAGCTTGTTCAACGGGCGGCGGCGGCGCTCGTTGATCAGCTTCTTCTGGATGCGGTCAGGAATTGGGTCAGTGCCGTTGGCATCGCCCACGCCCATTTCGGTGAGTTTCCAGGGGATGCCGAGTGCGTCCGCGTTGGCCTGCTTGGCTTCGCCGACAGCGGTGAGAATCGCAAAGAACTGAGAGTTGGGATCGATCATGGGTAGATGTCCAGTGTGTCGATGGAGTGTTCCCGGCCAGCGGCGCCGATGTAGCACGTAAGGTTGATGAGCCCTGGTACTGGCGGATAAATGTCGAGGGTGTCGATGGTGTGCTCGCGCCCCGGTGCGCGGATTACGCCCGTCGTGACGATGTCGCGAAGAACCGGCGGATAGACGTCGATCTCATCGCCGTCGTAAGTGCTGGCGAAAATGTTGATGCCGCCGGTGGTTTCGAGGCTGATGGCCAGGCCAGTCAGGTGGCGCGTAACTGGCCTGGCGTCGTCAATGAGCCAGGTCAGCTCCTGATACATCTCCTCGGTAATGCCGGTTTCCAGCACACCCACCTTGATGGCGAATGTGCCAGGTACGCCGTTCGGCGTGGTTTGCCACCACTCCAGCACCTCAATCAGGTAGCCGAGTGGCTCCACCACACGGCGCAGAGCGCCGATGGTGCCTTTGCGCGAGTGCACGTAATGGGAAGAACGGATTGCCGCGCGTTTCGCAGCCTCGGTCCACTTGCTGTCCCAGCGATCTACCGAGAAAGCCCACGCCAGATAGGGCAACAGGTCGACAGGGCAGGTGTCCGGGTTACAGAGCTGTCGCAAGGGAATGGGGACGCGCTGGATCTGTGCAAGTGCCTGCGCCGCCTGACGCTCAAGCGGTGTAGCGTTTCCCGGTAACAGCTGCTGCGCACCCATTACTCGGCGCCTCGGCTCAGTGTGATGGCGGTGCAAAAAGGCGCTTGAGCCTTAGTCGCGACAATGTCCACCCAGCCTTCCAGTTCGACCTTGCGCACGCCCTCGACGTGCAGAGCGGCGTGCAGGGCTGATTCGGAAACCTCCATGCCCAGGCGACGGCGCTGATGAACGTAGGCAAGCAGACGCTGCTCGGCAGCAGCCAAGATAGGCTCCGACTCCGGCCCGCTCGACAGCAGGTAGAGCTTGGCTTTGACTTGGTAATTCAGGATCTGCGCTCCCTGAACGGTGAGACGGTCGGCCACCGGCCGGCGGTCATCGTCGCTCAAGTAAGCGTTGACGATGGCAAGCAGTTCGGGGGGCGCCGTACCGTCGCCCAGCAATGACTGAACCGTGACCACGGCAACGGCAGGCGAGGGGCTTTCGGCGGTGGCATCGGCCACGCGACCATCCGCGGCCCTGGCGTGAAAGATGTAGCTGTTGCGCGGGCCGGCGGTGCTCAAACCTTCCCAGGCCATTTGCGCACGCTCGCGCAGGCTATCGTCGCCCTCCATCAGCTTCGGAATCGGCGGCACAGCGTTGGCTTTGCCTTCCTGGATGATCAGGCGCTTGACGTTGAAGTTTGCGGCCAGCTGCTCCAGGTCGGTGCCCCGCGCAGTGGCGAGCAGGTTGGCAAGCGACGCTTCATTGACCCGCTGACGCCAAACGGTCTCGCGATAGACGTTTTCCTGCAGCAGCTTGGTCAGTGGCTCGGACTCAATCTCCAGACGGGCCGCGATTTGGGCCTGCTCGTCGGCCGGCCAAAGGCTGATCATGTACGTCTTTCGCTCGGCCAGGATCTGTTCGAAGTCGATTTGCTCGACGATCTGCGGCGGCGGCAGTTGGCTGAGGTCGATGGCTGCAAAACTGTTCATACGCTGGCTCCCAGCTGCAGCGGCACGCTGAGGCTCAGTGGTTCATTGGTATCCACGACGGTGCCCTCCAGATCGATCGAGGCCTGGCCCTGCATGTTTGCGCCTGCGAACTGCACGCGGCTCAAGCTGATGCGGGTCTCCCAGCGCATAAGGGCCATGACCGTGGCTGCATAAACCCGCAGGCGGTTGACGTCGTTGAAAGGGTGGTCGACCAGCTCGGGCACCAGGCTGCCGTATTCGCGGCGCATGACACGCGTGCCAATGCGGGTGGTCAGGATGTCGGTGATCGACTGACTGATGTGTTCGCGCTCGCTGATGGCGCCGCCGGTTTGTCGGTTCATGATGGGATGGGCACCCCGGACTGATCGCCGCCTTGCTTAACGCCAGAGGTCAGGTGACTTACTAGGCTCACCTTTGCCGCGACGACGTCTTCCGAAACGTCGATCCGGCCGGTGACGGTCTGATTGCCGGTCTGGATGTAGTCGCCCTCATGCGTGATTGGGCCAACGATATTGATACCGCCCTTGCTGATCAGGTTGGTGGTACCACCGTCGGCCAGCGTGGCGTTGAGGTGGTGGGCCACGCTGTCGTACTCGATCACTGTGCCGTCGGCGTAGGTACGACGGTGCAGGCCTTGGCGGTTGCCGTTAGCCGGGATGTGGTCACTGAACACGCCGGTCACGGCGATCCCGTTGGCGAGTTGGCCGGATGGGCTGAATAGCATCACCTGTTCGCCGACGGTGGGCGGGTCCCACTCGCGGTCGGCCCCGGCGCGCAACGCGAGCCATGGTAGCCAGGCGGTGGTCAGCGTTCCGGTTGTTACCTGCACGCGCGGGGGCTCCATCTGCACAGCGGCGATGACGCCGAAGCGGATGAGGTTTTCGAGCAGGCGGGCGAGGGCGGCTAAGTCGTTCATGGCGCCGATGGTGGCGCCACGCGCGTGCGGGCGCAGCTTCGGCGCCTTGTAGGAAGGGGGCTTACAGTGTCAGGTGGGCCAATAAGCTGTCGCGTATCAAATCAAGGTCTTCGTCCGTAAAGCCCAATACTTCACGCTGTTCATAGCGCACTTCGGGCGCGTCGCGCTCCGCGCGGTCCTTCAATCCGAACTGGTGAACCCTGGCGATGCGGGAGATACGCCCGGTAAATCCCACCGTCACGGCGTTGCTGTCGCCTCGGGCCTTCATATAGGTCGCGGTACGCAGCTTTTTGAACATCTCAACCTTACGCCGAATACGGCCTTGCTTGCCGCGCAAGTCACGCTTTTTCCGTGGTGCGAACTTGCTGCCATCCGGGTTTTGCTGTGTCAGAACACGCTTTTGCTGGCTGCGCCGCAGTTCCTGGCCGATGGAGCGGGCGAGTTGATTGCGGGCGGCTGGCTGGAGCTGCTCCAACAGACCGGACGCCCAAGTCTCCAGGACTTCCAGCTTACTTGTCATCAGGCACTACCCATTCGCTGGCGTTGCCCTGGGAACCTGGCACCCAATTCGGATCGAGGTAACCGGCCACTCGCTGCGGCTCGCCGGCATGCTTCACGGTCGTGTTGCCTTGAGCATCCCTGCCTACGACCACCCGCTCTGTCAGGCGCAATGTGAGGCCGAGATCTACCTTGTCTTTATCAAGAATGTCGGCTTCGAACTGAATACCGTTCTGCATTTTGTCGTAGCTTTCGAGCAGCTCCGGTTGGTTGATGCTGATCCACCCCAGCACGGGCAGCATCACGCTGTCAGGGTGCCCCGCGAAGGCGGTAAAGATGATCTGCAGATCGTAGCTGTACTCAAAAGAAAGGGTCGCGGCAGCGGTGCAGCGCACCTTGCCGTTGTCGATGAAAATCAGCAAAAGGTCAGGGTTGTGCTGCAAGTCGGCAACGGTGGCCAGCAGGTGGGCGCGCAGGCTTTCGGGCTTGTTCATGGGTGGGCCTGCTGGTGTTTGTAGACCATGTCGACCTGTGCGGCGCAATCGGCCCAGGCGGCTTCGGCGCGGTCTTCGTCGGTGAGGAGGTCACCGTTATTGGCTGGGCTTGTCGCTGGCAGCTGGCACGGCACCACGGCCGGACAGCCAGTCACGGTAAGCTGCGGCGCCGGTGAGGGCGGGGCGTTCACGCAGCCGGCGAGCAGCGTCAGGCAAAGGCCGAGCAGCCCAGTCGCGTAGTTCGTCGTTTTCACGTTTCAGTTCCTCTATGGTTCGTGCGCGCTTTGCCAGGGCCTGGCGCAGTTGGTCCTGCTGGGCACGCAGAGCGGACTGGCTTTCGCGTTCCTGCTGCAGGGTGGTGGTGAGAGTGTTGACGGTGGCCAGGTTGCGGTTCGCGTCTTCGCGGGCTGTTTTGGCGGCGTCATTCGCCCTCGCGGCTTTGCCCTCGGCGGCGTCTATGCGCTGTTGCTGGCCCCAGATCAGCAGCGCCAGGGCACCGAGCAGCGCAATGCCGTACAGAGCCTGGCGCAGGGTGCTCACGCCCGGTACCAGCCAAGTTTGTTCATGGCAGCGGTGTCGAGCTGCTTGATCGGGCCGCGCACGATCACTGCTCTCGCGTTGTTCATCAACTGGATGCACTCAGCCAGCCGCACCATGTCCTCTTGTTCGGTCGATTCTGGTACCACCACCAGGTCACCGTCCTGCACCCGCAGTTTCTGAACCGCCTTGAAGTCGATCATGCCGCCACCCCTTGCCCACATTCGCAGCTGGCGTGCCGTTCGTAGGCGCGCTGGAGCTTGGTGTCGTAGAGATTGCGCAGGTAGTCCGGGCCGTTGTAGAGGCGGGCGAACTCGGCCCACTTGCGGGCTTTCAGGGCCTTGTGCAATACCGGGTCTGTTTCAATGAAGCGGGTGAAGGCGTCGAACTGCTGCGATTCGCCGGCACTCATCGCTGCCACGAAGTCCTGCACGCTGGCGTAGCCGAGGCGCTGCCAGTGAAAGCCCATGATTTGGAACGCACCCCAGGACGCCGATTCAAGTGCGGCCGTGTCATCGATCAGACGGGCCATGGTCAGGCGCTGGTGCTCGGCGGTACCGCCGATATAGCCACCGGCCTTCGGATTGACCAGGGCCGGGTTGGTCGCGGCCAGTTCGTCGGCATGGCGCTTGATCTCCGCCGGGTCATCACCCACGCGCCGAACCTTCGCGAGCTGTCGGTACATGATGTGCCGTTCGAACAGGATCACGGGCTTGCCGTTGTCGAGGAAGCCTTTGCCCTTGGATTCCACTTCGTTGACCGCATAGATGCTTGCCAGTGGCACGCCCAGGCGTTCAGCAGCGGCTATCAGGTCGTGGTTGCGTAGCAGTTGGGCACAGTCGCCGCCGGCCAGGCTGGCTTGGGTCTTGTCGCCCGCCACGCCATCGGCTACCAGGCCCACTTTCACCTGGTACGCGCGCACTGCGGCCTCGGTTGCGTCACCGTAGTGGCCGTCTGGCACCAGGTTGGCGCCGTGCCTGTTGAGGTTCTTTTGCAGGATAAGCACAGCCTGCGAGCGGTCGCCGTGGCGAAGGGTGGTGGTCATGCGCTGGGCCTCAGCAGGGCGGCGACGTTGCCGCGTGAACGGAAAATCAGGATGCAGAGCAGCACGATGGACGCGGCTTGGCCGATGCTTGTTGGCTGGCGGTTCAGCAGGATTTCCAGACCGCAGATGCACAACACGGAGCCAAATAGGCTTGCCAGCAGGGAGATGCTGCGCCGGTACCGCGCATCACCTCGGGTGTAGCAGGCCAGGCGCAGGGCGCTCAGCAGGTAGGCGATTGCCGCGATCAGCTGCACGGCGAGTTCGATGTTCGGCATATCAGGCACCCCCTCGGA